ATATCTCTGGCTATACAATGACAGAAAAAACAAAAATGCGTGAAAAGACCGAAAACATTTTAGCTGGACTTTTAGTCCTAACAATACTACTAGGTGGTATAATGGGTATGGCGTACCAAGCGGTTTCGCCGTATTCACTCCCGCCCGGAGGATACCACCCCTTTATGATACCGATGGTTCAACATCGCATCGACTGTCCTAGAGAGAAACAAATCCTCGGCCGCCGCCGAGGTAGCCACCACGTCGACGTAGTCGATGGGCTATCATGCAGTCCAATCATTTCTGATGTACTTGTATAAATAGTTGACAAGCTAACATTAGTATGTTATAATAGTCGGTCTAATGGAGTAAAATCTGTTAGGCCGATTTGTTATACCCGCCAAAAAAGTTCAAATAACGCAAAATAACAGTTGACAATCGGCCCAAGATGAGGTATAATATCACCCTATGAAGAAAAAAAGGAAAGATGATATGTCAGTTGTAGCGCTCACCCCGGATAAAATCCATCACGAGATTTCTAGACATATCTCGCAGGGAGTACCGTATATCGATGCTCTCGTAGACTATGCCGAAAAGAATAATGTTGAAATTGAAACCATAGCTCAGATCGTTAAGAAGTCTTCAATCTTACGAGAGAAGATACGAACTGAAGCTGTGAACTTAAAGATGGTAAGAAAAGATGAAACCGATCTCACCGACATTTGTGACTGAGCACTCATATGAAGCGTACATCAAGTATCTAGCACTTAAAAAGCATTTTACTACAGATGGTTACGACTTTTTCAAGTACAATGGAAAGGTCCGCGCTTCATTTGACACGTTCAATACTCGCAATGACGCTTACTTTTTTACGAAACTCGCCAAGCATGAGGACTATCAAAACTTAATGATAGCCAACATGCTAGTGAAACCTAATATTTGGGTCCGTGAACTCTTAGATGAGGAAGCGAACTACAAATATAATGAATGGAGGAAAAAGGTTGAGTCACTGACTTACACTTTCAAATCCGAGCTGAAACATCTTCATGAAGACTATCAGCAAAACTTTATATCACGCGATGGTCAGCATCCTTATATAATGTCGTTGTACAACCAGAAACAAATATCTCTCGAGACGTTTACCATTCTGGCTCACTCAGCGAATATTTTTTCCTACTGGAGTGAAAAAATAGTTGACAAGATCATCTCACGTGATATAATAAGGCTGTCTAGAAAGTATAAGCCCTTTCTAAACTATGATGAAAAAAAATTCAAGGAGATTATCCGTGAGCATTTTTTCTAAGATAAATATATCGTCGGGTCAAACTGACATATATTTCGCAAATACTATTAAATCGCATATAACGCTATATTAAAGGAGAAACACCCTATGGCACCTACAGACTTCGCTTCGCTTAAGAAGAATCGTACCAAGTCTCTCGACAAGCTTAACGCTCAGCTCGATAAAATCACCACTAAATCATACTCAGATCCTAACGAAGGTAAGATGTGGAAACCAACCCGCGATAAAGCAGGTAACGGTTTTGCAGTCATTCGTTTCCTACCAGCAGCCGAAGGTGAGGAAATGCCTTTTGTTCGAATCTGGGATCACGGTTTCCAAGGCCCAACTGGTCTTTGGTATATCGAAAACTCTCTAACAACTATCGGGGCTGATGATCCCGTATCTGAGTTCAACTCAAAGCTTTGGAACACAGGTGTTGATGCTGATAAGGAACAAGCACGTCGTCAAAAGCGTCGCTTAAAGTATTACAGCAACATCTACGTTGTTAAAGATTCTGCTAACCCAGAAAACGAAGGTAAGGTCTTTATGTATGCCTTCGGTAAGAAGATTTTTGATAAGCTCAACGATCTTATGAACCCTACTTTCGAAGATGAGGATCCAGTAAACCCATTCGATCTTTGGGAAGGTGCAAACTTCCGTTTGAAGATTCGACAGTTTGAAGGTTATCCTAACTACGATAAGTCAGAGTTCGATGCGGCAGGCCCGCTGTTTGATGATGACGAAGCACTTGAAGGTGTATGGAAGAAAGAACACTCTTTGCAAGAGCTCGTCGATCCTAAGAACTTCAAGTCTCATTCAGAACTCAAGACCAAGCTCTTTAGAGTATTGGACCTTGCTAATGAATCTGTTGAACCAGTTGCCCCTGCACCTACCTTTGCATCAGACGATACTACTGACGATTTAGACTTATCCGGTCTAACTAACGAAGCAGCTACTTCTGAACCAGCAATGGCTTCAGCTGATATAGCTTCTCCTGCAGCCGACGATGACGATGATGATTTGTCTATCTTTAAAGAACTCGCTCGCGGTTAACGTACTTGGGGAGGGCAACCTCCCCTTTTTTAAGGAGACACTATGTCGGATAAACCAGAAACTATTCTTGATTTCGATTTTGGCTTTACAGCAGTTGATGCTGACGAGTTAGATGTAGTACGAGAAGCCAAAGCTGCAGTTGAAACCACTTCAGTCGCAGCCGAATCATCAGCAGCTAAAGCACAACTTATTTACGATGCTGTAGTACCTCTACTCAATAATCTTAAAGCAAATCCAGAAAAAGATTACATTTACTGGCCTGATCGTTATAAAAAGCTCGATGCGTTCGCTGACAAGCTTTACTCTATTCTAAGTGGAGATTAATCTATGAGCTTACTTGATAAAATGCTTAAAGCAGGTTCAGTCAAAGGGTCGACTGTACTTTCGAAATCGTCGTTTTTTAACGACAAAGATCCTATCCAAACAGAACTACCAATCGTTAACATTGCATTCTGTGGGTCCCTCGATGGTGGATTACTACCAGGGCTCACTGTACTAGCTGGTGCATCTAAAAGCTTTAAGACATTACTCGGTTTGTATTGTATGAAAGCTTATCTGAATAAGTATCCAGAAGGTATTGCAATCCTATATGATTCTGAGTATGGTATTACACCAGACTATCTCAGCAGCTATGGCATCGACATTGACCGTGTTATCCACGTTCCAATCGAAGATGTTGAGCAACTTAAGTTTGATGCTACCAAGCGTCTCAATGAAATCGATAAGGGCGACAAAGTCTTTATCCTGATTGATTCAATTGGTAACCTTGCATCTCGCAAAGAGGTTGAGGATGCTGAAAACGAAAAGAGTGTTGCTGATATGTCACGTGCTAAGCAACTCAAGTCTTTGTTCCGTATCATTACACCAAAGCTCACTGGAAGGGATATTCCGATGGTGGCGGTAAATCATACCTACAAAGAAATTGGGATGTTTCCAAGGGACGTGGTGTCTGGTGGTACCGGTATCATGTACTCAGCCAACCAAGTCTTTATTATTACCAAAGCTCAAGAGAAGGATGGTACTGATTTACGTGGTTGGAGATTTACAATTAACATTGAGAAATCAAGATACGTCAAAGAAAAGTCGAAGTTACCTTTCACAGTATTGTATGACTCAGGTATCCAAAAGTGGTCAGCCCTGTTTGAGCTAGCTCTTGAATCAGGACATTTGACAAAGGCCAACCAAGGATGGTATAATGCGGTTAATATGGACACTGGTGAAGTAATTGAGCCAAAGCGGCGAGCTAAGGATCTTGAGCAGGATGACGAGTTCTTTGAAGGACTTATCAAATGCCCTAAGTTCAAAGCGTTCATTGAACGACGATTTAAGCTTAATAATCTTGAGAAGGATGATGTAAATGTTAGAGAAGACGATCTTATCGAACTTGATTCTGAATGAGGAGTTTAGCCGCAAGGTCTATCCATACTTAAAAGAAGACTACTTCGATGATAATTCTCTTCGCAAGATCTTTAATACTTGTGCTGAATACGTAGATCAATACAAAGAGCCTCCCTCAAAAGAGGCTCTTAAACTTGCTATCGAAAAGCGTAAAGATCTTACCGAAGATGGATACAGTGACATTCATCAAATTGTTGATGAACTTAAAATTGATCCAACCACAAACTCAGATTTCTTGCTTGATGAAACTGAAAAGTTTTGTCAAAACAAAGATCTATACAATGCTATTCGCAAATCGATTATGATTCTCGATGATGCTGACGGTGATAACGATAAAGGTACCATTCCTAAGCTCCTAGCGGACTCGTTAGGTATTAGCTTTGATAGTAGTGTTGGTCACGACTTCTTAACTGATTTCGAAGATCGTTATGAACATTACCATAAGAAAGAAGAACGCATTCCATTCGACATCGACATCCTAAATAAGATTACGAAGGGTGGTTTACCTCGTAAGTCTATGACTGTATTGTTGGCAACTACCGGTGGCGGTAAGTCTTTATTGAAATGCCACATGGCTGCTAACCATTTGATGTATGGTAAGAATGTATTGTATATCACTATGGAAATGGCTGAAGAAGAAATCGGTCGACGTATTGATGCTAACATCATGGATATTACTCTTGATGAAGTTCAAGACATTCCACGTGATGTATATGAAAAGCGGATGAATCGCTATAAGAGTAAGACAACCGGCAAGCTTATTGTTAAAGAATACCCTACTGGTTCTGCTCACTCAGGTCACTTCCGTCACTTATTGAATGAGTTAAAACTTAAGAAAAACTTCGAGCCTGATGTTATTTTTCTAGATTACCTTAACATATGTGCATCCGCTCGAGTTAAAGGTGCTGCAGCAGCAAGTAGTTATAACCTTGTTAAGAGTATTGCTGAAGAGGTACGTGGTCTTGCAATGGAGTTCAACTGTGCTCTTGTAACATCATCTCAGTTTAACCGTGATGGTTATGGCAACTCTGATGTTGACCTTACTAATACATCTGAATCTATGGGTATTACTCATACTGCTGACTGTATTCTTGGTCTTGTAACATCTGAAGCTTTGGACGAACTCGGTCAACTTATGATCAAGCAACTTAAAAATCGTTGGAGTGACCTTGGTTACTATCGTCGATTCTTGGTTGGTATTGAACGAGCTAAGATGAAGATCTATGAACTCGAAGAATCCGCTCAGAAGAATATTAATCTCGACGGTGGAGGTTCCAGTGGAGGTGCTAATTCAAATCAGGACAGTGGTCCGGTGTTTGACAAGACTGACATTGGCATGAGACTCAATAAGAAAAAGCGGCCTGTGTTTGATGATGTACAAATCAATTAATTATAAATAGCTAAAACAGTTATTATATAATAATAGGGACATCAATGTTAAGCTTTAAGCAATTTCTTAATGAACTCTATGTTGATCTAAAACACTCTGACCTTACCAAACGTGGTGGTGCACGGACCCAAGTCTTTGTGCAAAAGGTTAAAGACGGTGAACCCTTCTTGACTAAGAAGGGCGCTGTCGTTTTAGACCGAGGTCATTTAGATGATATCGAAAAAGGTATGGAGAAGCGAGGATATCGTGATACCTTTACTGGAACTGACACCAAGAATAAGAGACCCGTTCGAGTCAATTACTCAAAAGAGTTTTTAAAGACGCCTGAGTTTGGTGGTAAAGGTGCTGGTGCCGGTACTGCAGCTGAGGATGCTTATCTCAAAAACTTTACTAAAGTATTAGAAAAAGTCTTTGCAACTGAGAATCAGCCCATCATTAATCTACAAATCAATGGTCGTACCGTTGAGTGTGCTGGTATCATTTCAACTCCTCAAAGGGGTCGACGAGCTCCTAAGTCCGATTTCTCAATTGTTAATGCTACAGGTGAAGAGGTTGCTTGGTTATCTCATAAAGCAGGTACCAAGCCCAGCCAATTCCAGCAATATGGTGGATTGAGCGATAGTGCATTCTCAGAGAATCCTGACGTAAAACAATTTGTTATGGACCTCAAGAAGCTATATCCAAACGGATTAGAGCGTGGTAACTCAGCTTATCGGCCATGTAAAGATGTTTCAATTATTAATATGTCAGTATACGGCACAGCATTTGGTGGCGAACCTGCTGCTGAAAACGTAGACGAATTCCATCAAGGTACTCTTAAACTTAAGAAGCTTCCTGGTAATGCTACATACGAAATCATTTCATCACATAAAGGTAGTAATGGTAGTATATTAGATAGTGGTGGTTATGAACCAATTTATTACGCACGATATACTGGCGATCGAGGAGCTCGAGTCGCTGGTGAATTTATTGAGAACGCTCGAATCGGAGTTTTCCCAGCAGCCAAAGCAGCAAAAACGAGCAAACTAATATGATAAGATTTAGCCAGTACCTCGAAGAAGCAGCAGGTAAAAACCTGCACATGACTCACCTTGAAGATGCAGTTATCGATGGAGGAGTTAAAGGTACACGTAATGTATTTAATTACCTTCGTGCTTTACGCGACATGTTAGCAGGTAATGCTTCGGCTCCTGTAAGTGTATCAGTAAAGTGGGATGGTGCCCCGGCAATCTTTGCTGGTATCGATCCCGGCGATGGTAAGTTCTTTGTTGCAAAGAAAGGCGTATTCAACAAGAGCCCAAAGCTGTATAAGACAAATGCAGATATTGATAATGATTTGAGTGGCGAACTGAATGACAAATTCAAAGTTGCTCTGGCCGAGTTCGGTAAGCTCGGAATAACAGGAGTAGTTCAAGGTGATTTCCTCTATACGGATGACGATATTAAAGAAGAAACTATTGATGGAGAAGCGCATATTACTTTCCATCCTAATACCATTGTTTATGCGGTACCAAAAAACAGCGGACTCGGAAAGAAAATTACAGGATCCAAAATCGGTGTGGTTTGGCACACAACATACTCAGGACCAGATCTTGAATCAATGTCGGCAAGTTTTGGAGAGAGAATCTCAACTAAGCTCACCCAAGTCTCGTCGGTCTGGCATGTAGACGCAGTATTCGAAGATCGATCCGGTAATGCTACATTTACAAAAGCAGAAACCAAAAAGATTACAGACATCCTATCAAAAGCCGGTACACTTTTCCAACGTACTAAGGCTCCTATACTTAACGAGTTTGCTAATAACAAAACACTGAATGAGCGAACTAATCGTTATATCAATTTAAAAGTCCGTGATGGTGAGCGTATTACAGATACAAAAGCATTCGTCGTCGGCTTACAAGCACATACTCGTGAATACTTTCAAAAGGAAGCAGATAAGGTTAAGCAACAAGCGACTAAAGATAAGAAACTCGCTATGGCTGACACTGCACTTAAGATCTTTACTCCTCGTAATATTAAAGATATTGAAAAGGTGTTCGAGATGTATAACCTCTTAGTTGACTGCAAGATGCTGGTTATCGAAAAGCTAAATCATGTAGATGGTCTTCGTACTTTACTTAAAACGAAGAACGGATTTGAAGTAACAGGTCAGGAAGGCTTTGTTGCTATTGACCACATCGGCAAGGGTGCTCTGAAACTAGTCGATAGATTAGAGTTCAGCAAGGCAAACTTTAGCACAGAATACATTAAAGGATGGCAAAAATAATGGCATTTGTATCAGTACCAGGAAGCAATGGAATATGGCAATATGATAATGTCGCCACAGCAGCAGACACTTATCCAGATGCTAATGGAACTTATTCAGCCGGTGTACGATCATATACTCCACCATCCGGCGCGGTTCAACTGACATACGTTAGTTGTAGAAAAACAGGTGAGACTGTTTTACGAGGCGAATTAAATAAGAACTTCTACGACCAATTAAACGCCAACGGAGTACCATAACTTCAAATTTATATTATGTTTCCCTTGATCTTTGGTTGACATTCAGCCCACAATGTTATATAATACTATTTGAATTTTGACACAGTTCTCACTCTAGCGAGTGCGGCAAATATATGAAAGCGACAAAAGGAGACAAATATGGGACGAATACGTGACCGAGGTCATGATGGAGGTAACATCTATCGATGGAACACCCTCGAAAAATACGTTCGTAAAAATGGTTGGACTAAAGGCGCTGAACTCGGCGTATGGTTAGGCGAAACCTTTAAACACCTCGTTAAAACATGCCATAGACTACATCTTATTGGTGTAGATCTATACGCACCTCAACCAGAAAATAATGGACCTGAAAAGTGGACTTCTGGTGAAAACGGCCACTCGTGGGATCATGAACATTACTATCAAGATTTGGTACGGTTCTGTCAAGGCTATCCCGGCCGAGCGGAAATCATCAAAGATTACACAACCGAAGCTGCCAAGCAAGTTCCAGATGAAAGTCTAGATTTTGTATTCATCGATGCAGATCATGGATATGAAGGATGTCTTCGAGACATTCAAGCATGGGCGCCAAAAGTACGTAAGGGTGGAATGATTATCGGACATGATATTCACTTCCCAACTGTTGAACAAGCAGTAACTGAGTTTTTTGGTCCGAACTCTTGGAAGGTAGAGGATGACTTTCTTTGGTTAGTTGAAAAGACGTAAAAGGAATTTTTATAATATGAAAAAAACTCGTGTGATTAATTTTTATGGTGGACCCTGCTCGGGTAAGAGTACAGCAGCTGCTGGTTTGTTTTATAAGATGAAGTTAGCAGGTTATAAAGTAGAACTCACAGATGAGTTTGCTAAAGAATGTGTATGGGAAGAAAATATCCCAATGCTGGCAGATCAACTTTGGATATTAGCTCACCAACATCGTAAGATATTGAGGTTAGCTGATAAGGTAGACTATATCATTACAGACTCACCAGTCCTGCTGAGTCCAATCTATAGGGAAGCTTATGGTGACCCATTATA